CTCTTAAAGCCCTCACTTTTGCTACTTTTTCAATCATTGTCGCAGGTTGCTTTGTCCAATTTGAATTTGGTTCTCCATTTCCTTTTTTCTGTATTGCCTCAGTTAAAGAAACACTACAATATATACTGTTTTCCCAATCTTTTCTAAATACTTCTGCCCATCCGCCTACTAATGTTTCATTGTCTAGTTTGAAAGTTCCTTTTCTTTCTATGATTTCTCCTTTTTCATTAAGAACCATTATTCCTGATTTCATACCGTTATATTGTGAGTTTAAAACAGCTCTTTTTAGTATTGCATCCTTTCCTACTACTATTGATGCAGGTTGATTGTTTGAATATTTTATTAAATATGCTTCTCTTAAAAATGGATTTAACTTTCTAACTTTGCATAGTTCTGTAAATAATTTAAATTCTGGCATTGTTATTTGTGCCGTTGTTCCTACCAAATATTCTTGTACTATTTTGGGTGTTAATTTTATTTCTTGATCGTCGATTTTATAGCTTACTACTAATTCATTACTCATATTGGAATCCCTCCCTTAACATATAATCTTTTAATTGTTTTAATCTTGGTGCTGTTCCTGTTACCGTAAATGTTATAGTGTATGTCTTTTCTTCTTTATTAAAAATGTTTTCTAATTGTTCATGGCTTTCTTTTGTTATTTCGTGGTCTGTATTCATCTCAATATGAACTACTTCTTGTTTTTCCTTTTCTACTTTTACAGCTTCAATTCTATTTACAACTTCTGTTATTGCTCTTGATACATTTAAATCTTTTTTATATTCAACTAATATTTCTGCTTTATTGTCTTGTGTTTCAATTAATTTTAAATCATCAGATATTTTGTTGATAAAATTTTCTACCTGCTCTCTTAAGCTTTTTTTACTTGCTGTTAATGTTACATTTATTTTTGCTTGTTCATAATTTATAAAATCTATATTGTTAGCTATTTTTAGTTCTTCAAAATAATCTTTTATTTCTTGTTCTTTTTGAGTCTTTAATTCATTTTCAACTGCATCTATTTTTTGCTTTAAATCTATATCAGCACTCTTATATTTGTCAGATATATATTGTTTATAAACTTCTTCAAATTGCATATATGGTGCTAGGACCTGTTCTTTTATTCTTTTTCTTTGACCTTCTACATCTCTATACTCTTTATTTAAATCTGCTCTTACTTGTTTTATTGTCTTAACGTTCTCTTCTGTGCAAACTAAAGATTTAGCACTTTCAACCTTTTTGTCTATTTCTTCACTTAAAGATTTTAGTTTTTCTTCTATAACTGGTAGTTGTGTAACAACCATTAATTCTTGATTTTCCATTAAATTACCTCCAATTTATAACTTTTTAATTCAATTTCTTTGTTGATTTTTCTGTTTTCTAATTCGTCTATAAATTTTTCTAACATATCAAATTCTTCTTGACTTACTAAATCGCTATCTGCAAAACAATCTATAGCTTTTGATAAATGGTTTATTCCATCTTGCAATATTTGTATTTCTAAATAATTCATTTCTAAAATTCTCCTTGATTTTCTAAAATTTCTATGATATAATACTGTTATAGAAATTTATTTTTTATTTCGAGTTATCTAAGCACCTGTTAAGTATTAGATAACTCTTTTTGTATGTCTTTTACTATTTTTACAGCTGACTCATACGATCCATAAGCTTTATTTGCTATTTTCTTCATTGAATTTATAGCTTGACGCATTTTATGTTTTTCCACATGCTCATAGTCTAAGTCATTCTTAAGTCTCTTGCTCTCCTCTTGCCAACTTTTTACACATCTTGCTAGTCTTTCATTTTCTTCTTCTAAGTTTTCCATCTTTATCTGCTGCAATCTGTATTCTTCTTTACTTATAAACATATCAATCCCCCCTTTCTCTATTTAATTGTTGTGATACATTCTGTGACCACATATAATGTTATTTTCATAGAGACCATTAAAACTAAAACATATCCTGTTAAATATGTTACTGCTCGTCCTATTATGCTGTATATTTTATCTTTTCTATTTCTCTTCATTTTCTTATCCTCCTAACTTACTAATAGTTTTACCGACTCTAGCTTTGTTTCTAATGTTGCTATTCTTTGTAATGCCTCTTCATACTGTTTTCGTGGTACTGTATCTCCTCCTACCTTTATCTTGTACCTTCCTCCTGCTGTTTTTTGATACTCGTACTTTCCACTTGCTAGCATTTGATATGCTACTTCTTGTCCTACTTTCTTTCGTCGCATAAATTCTTGTAGGCTTATCCATTCTTCCATCTATGCACTCACCTCATTTTCTTTTAAGAATTTATTTACAAAATATATTTGCCCTTTGCCAGTTACTTTTGTTGTTGGCTTTGTTATAATATCTCCGTTAGGTTTATTTACAACTGTCTTTTTTACTTCAAATAATCCTAATTCCATTGATTTCTGTGTAGGTAAATTCCAATTTTGTCCTTTTTGTTTAATTAGGTATCCTTCTTCTCTTAACTTTTCAAAAAGTCTATTTTGACCTATGTCATATCCATTTTGTTTTAAGATTTTTGATAGTTCATTTATAAGAACACTATTTTTAGAAGTTTCTACACTTTCTGCAAATAATACTTTTGGTTTTTGTGCTTCTAATTGTTCCGCAAGTTCTGCTGCTTTTCTTAATGCTTCTGGTAAAGTTTTAGGAATGTCAAACATATTTCTTGCTTTCTTTTCAACTTCAATAAAATATCTCCTAATCTTTTTACCTTCTTCGTTATTTTCTACCATTGCTATTTCTTTTGCTGTATCTAATGTAAGTGCATATTCTGTTGTCTTGCTTCCTAGATTGCTTCCTTCACGTTTCACAAAATTGTGAAATGTGGTAAAATCAACATCTTCAATAAATCCATATTGATCTATTCTTTGTTTTATCCAATCTGCAAATTGTCTTTTATTTTTTAAGGCTATATGCAATTCTCTTGCATCTACTATTTGTTCTTGTCTTTCGTTTTGATAAACTTTCATCAATCCATTTTCAAATACTTTTAAATTATTCACTTAAATCACCTCTTTCTTTAAATTCAAAAATTCTTCTTCTTTTGTTCTATACTTGCTGTCTCCTGTTAGCCATTCTAGTTGAACGTTGTAAACTTTTGATATCTTCCTTAAAGCTTCTAATGAAGGATTTGCCCTTCCGTTTTTCCAATCTGTCACATTTCCTTGACTCACATCTACCATTTCAGCAAATTCTTTAGCTGTTGATTTGTTTTCTTTTATAAGTTTAAAAATTCTTCTCAATGTAACATTTCTCGCTTCTTTTCTTGACACTTTTTTCACCTCCAAAACTATTGACAATCTTCTTAAATTATAGTAAAATACTAATATACGAATTAAGTCCAAAAGAAAACACTTGTATCTTTATTTAAATACAAAAGGCTTAATTATCGTATATCTCAGTTAGTAAAGTACATTTGATTCCGGCAAGTTTCAAAGATGTACTTTACTAATGTTTACTTTTGATATTGGCATTATATACTTAGTAACGAATTTTGTCAATACTTTTTCACGAATTTTTTAAAAAAAATAAGAGGAGGACTTGGAATGACTACAACAGACAGGATTTTCGAACTTATGCATGAGCATAATATGAATGCAAAACAATTTGCAGAATTAACTGGAATTAGTCAAGGAAATGTGACAGATTGGAAGAAAGGGCGCTCAAAACCTTCTATAAAAGCTATTGAAAAAATTGCAAACAATTTTAATGTTAGTATAGACTATCTTCTTGGAAATACAAATAAAACATCATATGTGGAAACCTTAATTAGATATTTAAAACCTTTAAATTTAACTAATGACGAGTTTGAATTATTTAAAGAAATTAGTATTGCTTTTTTAAATAAGGTGGCTCCTAATGTTTTTTCTCAAATAATTAGGCAGAATAATAAAAAAAATATTTCATCAGAAAAAATACTTTATGCTTTTGATATAATTGCTGATTTAGCCGATGATTTTGAAAGTAAAGCTCAAATTAACAAAGTAACTCATATGATTGAAAAATATAAAGAACTTTTATATAATGATAAATTTACAGATGCAAATACAAATACAGATATTGATAGTTATGAATATCTAATTGAAAATATAAATATTGATGATATAGTTAAAAACGGTTTAATAAACGCATTACAGCAATTGAATAAAAAACTAATTGTTACAAATGAACCTTCCCACTTTTATATGTTACCATTATATGGAGAAATAAGTGCGGGATTGCCAAATTGGGCAGACGAATGTATGGAAGGTAAATTACCAATAGACCCCAATTTGATGAATATACTTAATCCAGAAGAATATTATTTTCTACGTGTTAATGGAGAAAGTATGAATAAGATTGTAAAAAATGGTGCGTTTGCTTTAATACATAAACAAGATTATGTTGATAATGGAGAAATAGCAGTTGTTTTAGTAGATGGAGAAAATGCGACATTAAAACACTTTTCAAAGAAAGGCAACATTATTGTATTAACACCAGATTCAGATGATGAAACTTTTGAACAACAGATTTACACTAAAGATACCCCTGTAAAAGTAATAGGTAAATATGTAGGAAAAATGGAAATAAATAAATAATGGAACTAAAAGATAAGACAATGTACACCAATCGCTAAACCACTGTACATTATCTTATAAATAAATTGTATCATATTATTTTATATTTTGCTATAAGATTTTATAAAATAATAAAATTTTATAAGAGAATATAAAAACACTATGCTCAAACGAGCTTTTTATTTTAATTTTAACAACGAACGGAGGTTTTGTATGGCAAAGAAAACTAACTTTGAAGTAAACGGAAAACAATATTATAGAGTAACAAGAACTGTTGGTCATAAGCCTGATGGTACTCCCATAAAAAAACAATTTTATGGCACAGGAATAAATGAAGCAAACAAAAAAGCAGATGAATATATGGACAAAATAGAAACTGGACTTTTAAATGATTTTGACAAGATCACTCTTATTGAATTAATGAGTAAATGGTTATATGAAATAAAAAAATATGATGATATAAAACCTTCTACATTTGAAAGTTATGATGTTACTTTTAGAAGGTATATCCAACCATCTGAAATTGCAAATTGTAAACTTTATAATATGAAATCTATAACCTTACAGGACTGCTATATAAAAATGTCTAAAAATGGATTTTCAGGTGCTAAAATAAAGAAAATGAATAAACTGTTATATCAATTTTTTAAATATGCAATTAATGAAGGATATTTAAATAGAAATCCAGCAGAAAATATTGTTATTCCTAAATTAGAAAAAGAAAAGAAACTGAAAGAAGATAAACTAGAATATTATTCAGAAGAAGAAGTAAAGTTGTTAAAAAAGTCGTTAAAAGGAAATGAATTAGAACTATTAGTATTATTTGCATTAGGTACAGGATTAAGACAAGGTGAATTACTTGCTTTAAGATATTCAGACATAGATTATGATAATATGCAAATTCATGTACAAAGAACTGTAAAAACAAACTATGTATTTGATGCCAATAATAAAAAACATAGGCAATTAAACTTTTTAGAGCCTAAAACCAAAAACTCTAATAGAATCGTAGATATACCCTCTTCCCTTTTTAAACTATTACCAGTAAAAGATACTGATGAATTAATCTTTACTGATAATGGAAATGTATGGGAAGCTAGAAAACTATATAGACATTGGAATTATTTTTTAAGAGATAATAATTTACCAGTGAAAAAATTTCATTCGCTTCGACATACCTACGCAACTTTATTGTTAAGTAAAGGTGTAGAACTTATAACAGTATCTAAATTATTAGGACACTCTTCATTACAAATTACTGAAATATATTCTCACGTTATACCTAAATTAAAGACTAATGCAGTAAACAAATTGAATGACATTTTTTAGAACTGAGTCGTTAAAAAGTCGTTAAGTGTTAAAAAATAGAGTATCAATAATTCTTTCAAATCGTTGATACTCTAATATTTTAAACTTATGGTGGCTTCAACTGGAATTGAACCAGTGACTAAACTTTTAACATTTTGCACCAATTTGTATTATAATAAAATGTTGATTTTTATATAGTTTTAAGATTTTATCAATTTCTACAAATTTAAGTTATTCTAAACTGAGTCGTTAAAAAAGTTGTTAATTTTTTTATATTATATTATACAATATTTTTACTATTACATTATACACATTATATTATCAAATTGTGAAAAAGTCAATATAAAAAACTAGCCCTCAGGCTAGTCCTATAATTTTATAAAAATCTCTTTCTTGTGCTATGTACTTTAAACTTTCTGCAGATAATAATAAGTAATGATGTAAAAGCTTATTGTATTCTTCTTCTGATTTTATATTTAATATTTTAATCATTTGTAAAGATTTTTCAAATGCTTCTTTCATACTTATCATCTCCTTTATTCTATTATACAACATTATTTTTGCAAAGTCTGTCGAAAGTTGTCGTTAGTTAAAAATTCCTTATTTTTAGGCTTTTGAAAATCGATTTTAAGACGTTTTATTTTTTAATCAATATAATTTGTTGGCACAAAAAAAGAGGTAGCTTGCTATGAACTACCTCTGACTTTATTTTACTCCTCCAAGCCATTTACAAAAGCCAATTTTGTAATTTTTCTTTCCATCTACTTTATATCTTACCATCGCTCTGTTTTCAAATATTCCAAAGCAATCACATTTTTCTCTTGGATCAAGTGACCCTATTTTGTTAGTACATTGTGTATCTGAATATACATTTTCAGAAGTAGAACCATTTTGATATGTTCTCACTTTTTCATCACTACCTTTCTTTATTTCTGTAGTATCTTTTTTATTCTGTATTTCCATATAAGACTGGATCTTCTTTAAAAATCTTTGCCATCCTAAGTCTAAAGTACGGTGTGGACAATATTTACCGCTTCTCATTTGATGTGTTCCTACTTTGTTTATTCCCCAACCATATTTTTTTAATAGATAAGCTATATACTCTGCTGCTAGGTTTTCAGCTTCTTCAAATCTTTTTCCACCAGACTTAGAATAACATATTTCTATATTTATTGTTTTTGCATTTCCAAATCCATGACGTCCATCTCCTGCTGCATAGCATGAACGGTCAAATGGTAATCCCTCTACTACCCTATAATTATCTACTGCTACATGAAAAGAAACTTTATCCGACCTACCTATCATGTATGATACTTCACTCATTGCAGAAGCATCATTATAAGTATTATGTACAGTTATTCCTTCTTTTTTCGTTATATCCGGACATTTTATTGAATACTTAGATATTGGACACTTTACTTTAGTTATCTGCATTGTCTTCACCTGCCTCATATTCAGTTTCAAATGTATTTTCTGATATATTCTTTTTGTAAAGTTCTTCGCTAAATTCAACTTCTTCAATTATGATATTATCTTCCATAATTATTCTCCTTTACTTAATTCTTGAATTTTTGTAAGTAAATCGTGTATAACGTTAGCACCTCTACTAATTAATATTCCTGTCAAAATACTTCCTAAAACTTGTGCCATTTCAAAATCTAATATTTTAAATAAGTCTATTTTTGTACCAAGTGCTACAATTATACTTATAACTAAAGCTCCTAATCTGTTGATACTGAATTTTCCATTTTCCCATATCATTCTTAAGTTTTCCCATATTGCTTCTGCTAATAAAGCTAATATTATTACTTTTATCATCATATATATCACTCCTTAATCATGAGATTTTTTCATTAAATACTCTTCTATTTTATTTATTCCTTCGGTAACAGGACCATTACAGCCCTGTTCCTTTAATCCCTTTAAGCAAGCTAATACTCCATTTACTAATATTAGTCTTTCTTCTTTGCTTTCTTTAACCTCGCTTTTGAGCCAACCTACTTCAGCTTTTAACTCTTTAATATCAGTAGTATTTTGATTAATTTTATCAATTGTACTCTTTTTTAGTAGGTTATATATGTATTCAATAAATTTAATTATACCAAAAATAAGGGCTATTCCAGCCCCTATTTGTCCTAAAGTTATTGTTTCCATTATTCTACCTCGCTTTCAGTTGGCTCAATTTTTGAACCATCTTCTTCTATCTGTTCAGTGCTGTTCACTTCTGCATCAAGCTGTTCATTGTTTTCTTCACTGATTGGCTCAGTATTTTCTTCGTTCAATAACTCTTCTAAATATGTTGCTAATTCGTCATAGTCACTGTCTGTCAATTTTCCTGCATCGCTTAATTCTTCTACTAGCATTAAAGCATAAGCTACTGAATATTCGCCTTTCTTTACTAAGCTTAATATTGATATTTTCTTTCTATTACTCTTCTTTTCTAAAATTGTCATCTTTCTTCACCTCCTAACTTTGACTTTCTAGTACTTCTACTCTTGTTATTAACTTGTTCATGTCATATATTCCTTTAGCTTTTACCAATGCCTCTACTTCATCTTCACTATATATATTTGTTTGTCCTGCATAAGTCTTTGGTGGATTTTCTAAAATTTCAATTTGTTCTTCTGTACATGGTAGGTCTAGTGGTTCTGCTAAAATGTAATCTACGTATACTGGTGTTCCTGCTTCATATTTAGCCTTTAAATCCGCTTTAAAACTTTCGATATCTGTAAAGTCTGTATTTTTGAAATATAAATATGTTCCATTTGCTAAAACTTGTATTGCAAATTCTCCATATCTTAATGTATTGTTTAAATTTGACTGACTTGAATTATATCTGTACCTATTACATAATCCACCTGACCTTGCTATTGATACAGGTATATTTGGCAATTGGAATAAAGACGTTGGCAATATGTTCCATTCCTCATCTCCTGTAAGAATTAGCCTAGGAATAGGGTGTCTCTCATACCAACCATTCTCTACTAAGTTCTCATCATAATATGGGCTGTCTACTGTGTTTTTAAAGAATACATCTTCTATACTTCTAAAAGGTTGTTGTGTGTGTATTGAATATGTTTGTTCTTTATGTGGAACGTATGAATCAATAGGTGTTTTACTTACAATAGGAGCTAATGTATAAGTTGTTCCTGGTACTGCATTTGCACCATAACCAAATCTAAATGTTATATATTTACAATTTGAATTTGTTGGCGTGTATGTTCCACTAACCATTTGTCTATTATAACTACCTAAACTTATAAGATTTTCATCAAATTCATTTATAAAATTTTTATTAAATAATGAATTACCATTATCAAAATAGATTGTTTCTCCATATTTGCAAGGTATTAAATTACCATTTCTTGTTTTATTATAAGTAGTTCCTGTAGATTGAACTTCATTTACATACATATCCGCAGTTGTACATAATAACTTATATTCATTTGTATTTGCTCCACTTACATAACTGCAATGTACTAACATATTATTCTCAGTTATTTCAAGGAAGTTCTTGCTAATAATTTTATCATTTATAGAACCAATTCCATAAGGAGACCATGGGGTGGCAGTTGAGCCTGGCTCTATCTTGATTTTATAATTTACATAATCTCCAATTTCACAAGCCATATTTCTTGTTGCAAAACCAACTATAAATAAATATCTATTTGCATCCGTTATTGTATCTGCGACTTTATATTGATATTCAATTATTCCATCAGTTGTTATTTTAGAATCACTATATACTTCATTTGATTTTGTACCAGAATAATCATAATTATTTTGTCTTAAAATTATTTGTGCTGGATTTGTAGAACTTGATTTTACAAAAGCCTGTATAGTAAAATATTTACCAGCATAATTTGTCAAGTCTAATGCCCTAAAAATATTTGCTTGGTTATTTCCCGTAGATAAAGTTGTTAATCTAAAAGTATCTTTGTCTAATTTTGTTAATGAGGCTGTTACTGGACCAACATTTGCTATGTTGTCTAAATCAAACAAATTCACATTATCTCCGCTACTTAATATTGGTTGTTCCCAATTTGGAGATGGACTTGCTCCGTTGGTGTATGGTTCGTAATCAACATCTCCTAATTTTGTATAATTGTAGACAAAAGGATATACTTTTACATTATTAATTACAACTCCACTTTCTATTCTATATAAAAACCATTTCAAAGGATTATCAATTGCATTTGATATATCCTTTAATTTTTCTCCATATAGAATAGAGGCTTTATTTGCATATATTTTAATATCAGATGTTCCTGTCCCTAATATTTTTAAAGTATCATTATTTGTATAATCTCCTTTTAAAATATTTTCAGTTGAATAACCATTAGAAATAAAATAATCTGCTTGTCCTGTAGCCGTTCCATTTACATTTATATATTGTAATAATCCATCTTTAAATATTGGTGTAAATTTTATTCCATTTGATGTTCGTTCTGTTAAATTATAATATTCTAATAAATTTCTTCCTTCTGTTGTTCCCTGTTCACTATGTCCCTCTACATCAAACTTTGTAAAAGGTGCTTCTATTGTATCTTCTAGTGTTACTTCTGGTCCTTCTCCTTCTACTTGTGGGAGTTGAGCTACTATGCTCTTTAAGTTTTCGTTCTCTGATTGTAACGTTTCTATATTTGTTGCATTTTTTGTTATGTTTATGTTTTGTTCTGTTTGTTCTTGTTCGATGTTTTTTATTTTGCTTTCATTGTTTAATACTCTTCCAGCTAAATTTGTTACATTAGTATTTGTTTGATCTAAATCTCTTTGATTTGCCTTGCCTTGTAATAATTCATCTGTTTGTCCTATTGTGTAATATGGCCCTTCACTTCCTACGTATATCCATTGACTTTGCCATCTGTAATAACTCATTGCATTGCTATGAGTGCTATCTTGCAATACCTTTATTACATCATTTTGTTTAACTTTAGATATATCATAGTTTTGTAAGTCTTGATATGTACCTACTATATCTATTACGTCTGTTGAAGCTGTAATTGCATCTATTTGATTTTGTAAACTATTATCAGAATTTTGTCTTTGTGTTTTTTCTTGTAAGATTGCATTTTCCAATCCGGTTTCATCTACAAATTTAGTATTTGCATTTGATAACTGACTTAAGTCTGTAGGTATTTCATTTTTATCAGCTTTGTTTGATCGTAAATCGCTTATGTCATTACTGTTTGATCGTATATTCTCATTTTGAGTTGTCTGTTCTTCTTTTATGTTTGAAATTTCTTGGCTGTTATTTGCTACGTTTTGAGCTATTTCTTGAGCAGACATATTTAAAGCCTGTTGCTCTTCTTCATTAGAATTTACAACAGACTTTATTTCGTTCATATCTTCTGCAGTTACTTTATTTTCATCTGGTATATTGGGATTGTTTTGTAAAGTAACTTTATCTTTATAAGTTATTTGCATG